ACGACGATATATTTTCTGTGAAGTTTCACCAGAGCCTCCTGTATCAACACCAGCAGCCTTCAAACTCTGTTTACGAACTTGTTCGCCATTAGTTTGTGTTTGCTGAGTTTTTACAGAACGAATCTGCTTAAACGTGGATAGAAGTTCGTCAGCCATCTCAAAGTTATAACCAGCATCTGCCTGAGCGTACATATTTAGTCGCAAAGGAGAGCCTTTAACCCATTCAACAAACTCCGGGTCTCTAACAACTTCAGACGCATCGGGATGCTTCTTTGCAAGCATCTCTTGTGTCTTCATCTGTTTAAATTCCTGTGTTGCCTGCTTTGCAGCAAGAACATCTGGATGTTTGTCTACAGCGTTACGAACTGCTTTCTTTGGGTCTTCAAAGAAATCAATTTCGTTTTCTTCTTGTACAGGCGGTTGCTGATTCTTAGCAAGGTTTTGTTTAATGAGTTCATCAGCGAGCTTTCGAACCTCACCTACTTCTTGTGCTTGTCGCCCAATTAGCTTTTCAGCCTCTTGGTGCATATTCACAATGTCCTCTAAACTCTTGCCCGCATATTTATCGGGAATCTTAGGACGGGGAGCTTCTTCTTGTTCTACAGGTTTATCAATCTCTGTAATATCGCTAATGTCTTCAGTAGACGCCTCTTCATTATCAATAATAGCCATGTTTGCCTTTCATCCTGCCCGCAAGGGGTTTTAGGAAACTTATCTATGAACCTAGCTTATGCTTCTTGGGCGGCTAGTTTCCGTTCTTGATTGAGCTTTTCAGCTCGCTTACGCACCCACGCATCAGCAGCTCCGGGGAAAGCACCAGTAATGCCCTCCAAAGATACACGAGGCATGGATACAATTCTTTGAGCTTCTTCGTTACAGGTTGGGCAATTGTCTATACGAATGTTCTCGTCTATGTATCGTTCAAATAAGTGGTTGTTCGTACAGCGGAATTCAAAGAATCTCTTCATTCTTTAGCTCCTCATATACTTGTGAACAAACCTCTTTACGTGTTAGTATTAAAGTTAGAATATCTAGCTGTCCTTTACGGAAGTTCAATGTTTTTTCGTCATTGACAGTAGTAATATTACTAAGTTCGGTTTTTAGGGTTGTTAAATCTTCCATCAAGGCTGTCCATCCGGGCATAGCCATTAAAGAAAACATATCTTCATAATATTTCTGTAGTTCAGGGGTCATAGACTTATCCTTTCAAGTGTTGTTATTATACCACACTTATTCAGAAATGTCAAGCATTTCTTTAATATTTAAGTTAATGTAGTTCCTACTTGAATTGTGTCAGTACCTGTGTTTTGCACGTCTAGCGTAGTGGTTTCAACAAAATATTCCACCCACTGTTCCGTAGATTGGCTCCATGACCAGTTTCCATCGGGTTTTACAGGCCGTACAACCCATCCCGGGGGAAACCACCAAACTACCTCTTGTCCCTCACCAGCGGTAGGAGGATAATCTACCTCAATCCAGCCTTCTGTGCCGTCTGTTTCTTCTTTAGGAATTGAACCAAATTTAGAGTAAAGCATAATTATTGATTTATAAAAGATTGTGTTGGAACACTAAAATTAGTTGTATAACGAGCAACACCTTTAGTAATACGAAAATCATCAAGATAACCGTTTAAATAATAAGGGTCTTTTGCTGCTCCAATCCAAACCGTTGATGAACCTGCATCTATAGCGACTGATGATGTTGCAGTAGTGGCATCTGCGGTTCCGTTAATATAAACTTTTATAACCCCTCCAGACCTTACAATAGCAACATGCGTCCATGTATTTGCAGTAATAGCAGAAGTTGTTGTTAATCTAGTTGTTCCATAAATAAAATCAATTCTATTTGTTGCACTAACTGTGTATAAACCTATTGCCCAGTTTGCTGTAGTTCCACCAGCGGCACGGGAATCAAATAAACCTGCATATGTTGTAACAGATGTATAATTTATCCAGAATTCAATAGTGAATGAACCAGTTCCAAAATTATAATTCTGTTGTGCTGGAATAGTTAAATAATCTCCAGTTCCATCAAAATAAAGAGATGTTCCTCCAAATTTAGATTTTGTATTACTTACCTGTGCATTACCAACAGTCTCCAAAATGTTCATTGAGGTGTTGTCGTAGATGCCAGCATTGGTGTAGGAAAGTAAAAGGCTAGTATTAGTTACAGCGGTAAGTGGAGCAGTTGGTATAGTAATTGTTGTTTGAGAAGCATCGTAAGCACCAGTGCCTTGTATAAACCTAACATCTGATAAATACCCGTTTAAATAAGTAGTAGCAGAATCCAAACCAAATCTAACAGTAGTTCTAGTTGTTGGTTTTGTAATACCAGCAGTTGCAGTTACTACTCTTGTTCCATTTACATACAACGATAAAGTTGTGGTGTTTGATGCTACAACAATGTGATACCACTGATTTAATGCTCGTCCTGTAGTTGGGTCTGCTAAAGTTCCAAAAGTACCCGCTACGTTGTAATACATTAAAAATTGCTGTGAAACTAAAGCAATTGTATATTCAATGCCGTTTGTAATACTATAAGTAGTAGCGCCACCATACTTTGTCATCAAAACACAAGTCGCAGCAGTAGGATATATCCAAGCCTCAAACGATGCAGTTGCACCACCCAAATCCATTACATTACTTGTATCAGTAAAGTTTAAATAATCACCCGTACCATCAAAGTACCCTGACCCACCAATAGTTTTATCTCTATATTGAGAATATAGATTAAAAGGACTAAAGTGTTGAATGGCAGGAGAACCACTACGAGTAATAGTAAAAGCGTTGCTACTGTTGTCAATAAAACGATTTGATTGGCAAGTAAGCAAAGATGTTCCACTAATAGCGGTTAAGGGTATTGTACTGGGTGTAAAAGCTGCTGTATAAACCGCAGTTCCTTTTACCATACGGACGTTAGAGATATGTCCTGTAAGAGCAAGACTTGTACCTGTGGAATTACCAAAATAAACTGGTTGGCTTGTTAAGTTGGTGCTATTGGAAACAGTTCCACCAGAAGCACCATTTATCCAAATTTGTAATGTACCAGCAGAGCGTACAAGTGCAACATGATTCCAAGTGTTTACGGTTAAGGCGACTGATGAACTTAAAACCAAGGACGTTGTATACACTATAGGTGTAAGCGTTCCAGTATTTAACCCAAAATAAAATCCATCAGTACTACCCGTTGCTTGATTGCTTCGATTTTCAATAAAAGTTTGATACAATCCAGATGCGGGAACGTTTACCCATAATTCCCATGTGAAATCTCCCAAACCCATTGCGGTAGCGGTTCCTCCAGTAGTGGTTATGTAGGCATTACTGCTAAAGTAGTTACTCCAATTAGCACCATACGGCGTAAACGTACCTTGCGTAGTATTGCCGTTGCGGGTGATAGTAAAGTTGTTTGTGCTACTATCGAGAAACGTATTATTTTGAGCGCCGTTAGTCCCGTCACCATGCAGAAGTAGGGTAACATATTCCCACAAAGGGTCTAATACCTTTGTAGCAACGCTTGAAAGTTGAGCTAGAATACCACTCATGTTAAACCAGCTCCAGCAATAAGCCACACACCATTAGAAGCAAGTCCTGCTACTTTAGTAATTGACGCTAAAGAATATTGTCCCAATGTTCGGCTACCGCTTGTATTTGTTCCTGCAAGCCATAAAACATCTGAACCAGAACTTATAGCAATAGTAACTGGACTAGATGACATATTAACAAAACTAATAACTGTTCCAATAGGAAAGGCTACAACAGATGCTAGAGGAATGGTATAAGTTACGCTAGTACCAGCAGAGTTATAAATAAACTTACCTGCATCCGAAGCAACAAGTGTATAAGAAGTTCCTTGGGCATTTTGTGGAACATTCAAATAGCCTACAGGATTTGTCCCATCTACTGTACAGTTGCTTAATATTCCTGATGTTGGTGTGCCAAGAAGAGGAGTTACAAGTGTTGGACTTGTACTTAATACATTCGACCCGGAACCAGTAGATGTTGTTACACCTGTTCCTCCGTTTGCAACAGCAAGCGTACCAGTTAAAGTAATTGTTCCAGAGCTAGTAATTGGGCCACCAGAAGTAGTTAATCCAGTAGTTCCTCCAGACACAGCAACAGATGTTACGGTTCCACTTCCACTAACCGTTGTCCAAGTAGGCGCAGAAGCTCCGTTAGATGTAAGCACTTGCCCTGCTGTACCAGCGGAGGTATATGCGTGTGCAGTTCCTGTTCCGTAGCCAATACCACCAGCCGTAGGAGTATCAGTAGAGTTTGTTCCACCATTAGCAATTGGAAGAGCAGTTCCAGAATAACTAATTGCTAGTGTTCCAGAGCTAGTTATTGGGCTTCCTGTAACTGATAGAAAAGAAGGAACTGACGCAGCAACCGAAGTAACTGTACCAGAACCACTAGCAGTAGAATTAATAGTTTGATTAGGCCATGTACCTGAAATGGTTACATTCGTGCCTGCTACGAGTCCGGGAGTAGTAGTGCCTGTACCTCCGTTAGCTATAGCTACAATTCCTGTAACATTAGAAGCATTACCAGTGGTGTTTTGATTCCATGTAGGAACTGTGCCTGTGAGGTCAGAATAAGTAATAGAACGGCTTTCCCACAAGCTATTAGAAGCATTATACAGAATGGTGTGTCCAGTGGCAGGAGCATCCGCATCTACGTTATGGAGTTCATCCAATTCGTAGCCATTTTGAACCTTAACAAATATTTTACCTTGGGTGGCATGAGAATATTCTACAATGCCAACATAAACCAAGTGTGTTGGTGCAAGGGTTTTTGTCGAAGTATATGTTCCTGCTGTTGTTCCACTTAAATACAGTTGAGCCCCATCAGCAAAGGCTGAGGTATCCATTCCAGTAAGAATACCTGTAATAGTTACATAACCGTTAGCATTGTTTGCTATGTTAGCAGAAAGCACACCCAAGGTTTGAGCAGAGGTTGCATCCGATGTAGCCAATGCTTTAGAAACCGTAGGAATTTGTCCTGTAGCTCCTGAAATATAAACTACAGTACCTTTGGTTAGTGTGGCTCCAGTGGTGTTGCGTACTTGTATCACAACATCAGTGGTAGCAGTAGCTGCTGGAACAGAAAGGTCTACAGCGCTCCCAACGGTGGTCACTGTCACTGAACCATCAGCAGAAGCAATGCTTCCAATAGTTCCACCCCCTGCCACTGAAGTCCACACGGCAGGGGCTGCTGCTGATAACCTCCAAAGAGAATTGTCAGAAAGCTGTAAACCAAAGCAGTTAATAAGGGTTGTGTCGGTTACAACCTCATTAGCACGAGCAGTTGCATCAGCCCATTCCCAATTATGTGGTCGGTGAATTTCACCTAAGCCGATAACTACGTGTTCCATGTATTAAGCTCCATTAACATAAACTGTTGCTCCATTAACTGTAATAAGTTCACTGTTTACCGTTACGCCCGGGGTTGATATAGTGCCCAGCCAACTTGTAAACGTACTCCACGATGTTCTTACCCAAGCATTATTTTGTTTAACAATAATTTCTGTAGGTGTTGTTGTTGAAGAACTAAAAGGAAGTGTTGAAGGGTCGAAGCCAGCTTGAGAATTTGCAATGTATGTAGCATTGTTGAAACTGTCCAGTATTGGGCCTGTGTCAATTTCATTCCCATTGGATAGTTTTAAAACAAGGCTGTTATCTGCTGCAATGTACGCATCTACAACAGAAGTTCCATCTTGTCCATCAGCCCCATCCTTACCGTCTACGCCATCAGCGCCTCTTTCCCCTCGTTCTCCTTTAGGCCCCTGCTTACCAGTGGCTCCCATAGGGCCTTGTGCTCCTTGTGGGCCTTCCTGCTTGGAAACCTCAGCGGTTGTAGAAGAAAGCTCCTTTACCTGAGCCTTCAGCTTCCCTACAACCTCCGCAAGGATGAGAAGTTTATCGTCCATTTATCCCCCAAGAGCTTGGGAAAACGCTTGGTCAGAGGCCTTTTTATGGGTCATCTGGGCCAAAGCAATGCGCTCATTGGATTGAATGTCTTTTTCCTTCAAAGAAAGGGTTTTCTCTTTAAACATCAGGTCAGCCAGCTTAGCCCGCTTCTCAAACTCTTTGTCATCAGCCGAGCCTTGGTCTAAATTGGTAGAAATAGCTGCTGTGAGCTTAGCCTGCACTTCCTGTGGTATGTATTGGGCTTCTACGGTTGTTTTCTGGGCCGTTGCAGCCTTGGACATAGCACTAGCCTTCAAATCGGCTGTTTGGGCCTGTAGGAGCTCTGCTTGAGCCTGTACCTGAGCCTGCTGAGCTGCTGCTGCCTGTGGGTCTGGCTGGCCCATCTTGTCCAGAGCTGCCATAAGCTCGCCACGGTTGGTAATGCTGCTATTAGCCAGAATTCCTTTGAGTAACAAAGGCAGAACAGGGGTGTTCGGGCCAAGGGTTTGCAATAAACCAATAAGCTGCTGCTGTTCAAACTCACGGGCAAGAATGCCAAGGGTGGCTGTGGGGATGAAAGTTACATCCACCGATGGATAACGCTCAGGTGCAAACTGCATATAGCGGTGAGCAGCCTTATAAATGAACGGAATCATGAAATCTTCTTGGAAATTAACCAAGGTGCGTTTATATTTCTTGATAATTCCAGCCATTGCCATCGACATACCCTGAGCACCGGCGTCACGGGGCACATTGGAGGGCAAACCAGCACTGTCTACTGTGCCAGTGGCCTGAAGCAGCATACGCTCGAAGTTCTGGGCCGCAGCAGGGGCGTCTTGGGTGGTTTGTCCGAAGTGGAACGGGAATAGAATTTCTCCCGGAGGCCCGTTAGTAAGCACAGCCTTGCCGGGACGCACCTCAAACTTAGCACCACGAGGCAGACGAGTGGCATCCATGCCCATCATAGGGGCCGTTGTGAGGGCCACAGAATCCATGTGGGCACGTAGCTGCCCGTCAATGGCCTTCTGCATGTTGTAGGCCTTCTCTACCGTGCCTCGCCCATAGAAGCGTCCGGGTACAGAATCATCCTGATAGGCAACCAGAGGCCTATCTTTCATCATATAGGGATTTTCTTCTGCTTTGAGCAGCATACTATCGTTAGCAATAACAATAATAGCTTCTACAAGCTGGGAATAATCATCTGCCAGAGAATCTTCTGGGAACAGGTCAACCATTTCAACCTTATTCTCATCCAAGCCCATCAAATATTCTTTAGGGACAAGGCCGTAATAGGTAATTAGTTTTACCTTATCATCCTGAAAGTCTACAATTTCTTGAGTAGGCTCTAGGCTGCTATCGTCATAGGTGGTTCCAATGTCAACCTTGCGATAGATTCCCTTCTCCATGCCTTCCACAATTTTGTGAATAGACACATACTTTTCAATTGCACAGCCCATTGCATCGTCAATGGTTTCAGCATTGGGGTCAATGAGGAAGTTCTTGGGGTTTACAGGCTTGAGGCTAACGCTTGTGCGTGTTCCTTCGAGCACACCAATGGCTGCTTGGCCTTGTGCGCCGGGAATGGGTCGTGTAGCTGGCTTAAGGCTAACAACTTCCTTAACAATAATCTCACCGATGCCTGTGCCATAAATTTCAGCCATCAGTTCGATGTGGTCAATGCTCTTCTTAATTTTATCTTGCTTAAAATCTTCCATCAGCAAGGCTTTAAGGCTTTCCACATCCATTGGATTCTTGTCTACATCCAGAATGTCATCCTGAATGTCAAAGAACTCACCATTGCCAAAGATGGCTTCAATAATTTCAGCATGACGTGTTTCTACTGCTTGTTGGGTGGCAGGAGAAATAATGCGGCTACGTTCGCTCTCACGGGTTTTATCTTCAGCAGCCCATTGACCACGGAAAATACGCTCATACTCTTCCCAATCGTCAATGAAGTTGGTGTCACGGTAGTCACGCCAACGGTCAAGGTGAGCTACAACCCATTGGGTGAGTTCCTTATCATTCTCAGAAGGCTCTTCCCATTGTGATTGTTCTGGTTGTTCATTCGCCATTATTAATCCTCTGTTGTGTCACTAAAGGGTGCTTCGTCCACTTCGGTGCTGCTGGAGGTAATAGGGCCTCCAACTAGCCAAGCGGAGCAAGTACGTGTTCCTGCACATTTAAAATCAAACAGTTCACAGAAACCAAGGTTTGCTGTTTCCATTACATCGGTGGCATAGCTATCTGCTTCTTTATCAATACCATCGTGGATGCACTGGAGCATCTCAGGGGTTTGAATAAAAGCAGCACAATTGCCGCAGCGCATATTCTTAGCTTGTTTTAAATCTGTCTGCCACTGGTCTGCTTTGTCAGCCCAGAAAGCCTCATTGGGCATATTTGTGTTGGCAGGGCCGTAGCCTACATTCTTAAAAGCCCAATCCCTGTTCTTCAGGTTGAGCTTTACATCGTGAGTAGGTAGAGGACAATTCATTTAATATCCCGATATAACATCGTAGGTTTCATATTCTTCTTCCTCATAGTCGCTGTTATAACTAGTCACAGCAAGTTGGTCAATGTAAGACAAGGCATCCACTAAGTCATCATGCACCCCATTAGTAGGAAACATAATTAGCTGGTCTTTAAACTTATCCCATTCTTCATCTTCGTTGAACGACACCCGTCCATGTTCCATTCGTCCCTGCAAGCTCCAGACAATGCGGTCTGTTTTCTTTTTGTTGCCATGCGTTAGCTCAGCAATGTGCGCATAGGTGTTGTACTTGCGCATAAAATCTGTTAAGTAGGGCAGAACAGCATTCCTAGCCATTCCACGCTCACAGCCTACAGCTACAGGGCTATATTCCTTGATGTTGCGTAGAAGGCGCATTGCTGTGTCCTTTACGTCCCACCGTCCATGTTCTATTTTCTGTACCCACCACTTACCATCATCTGTTATTTTTACAATGGCAATGGCACTGTCGTCTAAATGCTTCTTCTTTGTTCCAGAAGCAGCCTCAAAGCCTGCTAAGTCAAAGGCCATGACAAACACACCATCCTTTGGCTCAGAGGAGGTTTTAAACCATTCCTCTTTGAACACATCACTACCAGCAGTGTCAAAGCTAGACAAGTATTCTTGCTTAAAGGCAAAGCTGCTTAGGGTGCGCTTAGCTGCCTCAATTTCCTTGGGGTCAATGGTTTCATTGTCTTCGGTGGTGAAGTGCCAGCTTTTCCATTCCTCGTCTTCTTCTTCCTTTCCTAGCTTATACACATCGTAAAACCAATTACGTCCACTAGGGGTGGAAATGAACAAAGCTCTTCCTTTTTTATCAGACAAGGAAGCACGGATAATTTTCTCCCATACATCCTGTTTGATAAACGCACATTCGTCCATCACAACATAAACCAAACTTACACCACGCAAACTATCTGGATTATCCGCACCACGTACCAGAATTTTCCTACCATTAACCAACGTTATCTCTAGGTTGTTCACATGGCTGCTCTTAATTACCTGCCTTCCCAAGTCATGGAGCAAGTCCCAAATAATTGTTCTAGCCTGTCCAATGGTGGGAGCAACATACATTACCGAGCTTCCCTCTGGACAGTTTAGAGCCTCAATGAGCAAGGTAACCGCAGACAAGCGGCTCTTGCCACAACGACGACCAGCAGCAACAATTTTAAACCTTGTACTGTCCTTGAATACTGTTTGCTGCCACTTGAGCAGGGAGAAATTCAAAGCTGTCATACGTCTACCACTTCGTCTACTGTTTCAACACTACTAGACAACCCGGTAATGTTAATCGAAATAGTTGGGCTTTGCCCTCCATTCTTAGCTGCTTCAAAACTGCTCACTGGAAGCATTCTATCAATACTCATCTTTATCGCAGCCATCTGACCCGGATGATTGTCATCTAGGGCAATGCTTATCATCTTATCCAATATTCTCGTACCACCAGTGGCAAGGAGCCTCTGTTTGAATTCCTCTAAGCGCCCTGCATCTCCCTTCGGTCGGCCCACCTTGTTCTTAGTTCTATTTTTAACAGCTTCTATATCTGCTTTAGGGGGACGCCCTTTGCCTCTTATTTTAGGGGCCACAACACTTAGTTCATTTTCCATTGTTTGCTTTATCCTTTCAGGGAGACAAACCTTTTATGTAAGATACTCTAGAGAAGCTAAACTGCTTAAGGCATTAATGTTTATTCTTAATTAGTTATATAATTAATGTATATTTAACTTCTATGCCATTAATGGCGTATTGCCTTCTGAGAACTTAGAAGCCAGCTAACTTCTTCGTACTATAGAGACATTATAGCACACTTTTGTCTTAAAGTCAAGAACTATTTATAATAATTTAGCTGGTAGCTACACTTAAGTTCCCCTTTCAGGGAGCACAGATAGCCCTACCCTGTCTTCATTTACTACTTTCTTGTCTATTTATATATTGTCTATATAACTCAATGGCTTAAGTAGTTTTACTCAATGGCTAATTATGTTCTTTTTTGTCCTTTTTTTGTCTCTTTTTCCTTTTTGTAAACGTAGTAGGCTCCTGTAAAAGTTTTCATAACTCCATAGCACTCCCCCCTATGCTTGCCTAGGCAACTATATTGCTCACTTGGCATGAATCTTGCTAGATTATTGCTCAATGCGAATGATTCTTATTCGTATCTACTAATGACCCACTGGTCAGTAACTGCGCAGTGTGAGGGGCAGAGATGGTGCCTATAAAGCAACCTAAGAATCTGAATTGTAACTTAGCAGTTTCCATTCCATACCATAAGACTAGAATGTGACTGGTCAGTATACGTTATTACTGTCAAGTATCTGACAAAAGCAAGTTAAACGTTTTTCTTTGCCTTAAAGCATGGAGGTGCACCTATACCCTTAGGTGGTGTGCTATCGTCGATTCTAGGAAAACACTCTTATATAAGACATAAGATGTAAGACATAAGAGCATTAAAGAATGCCTATGATTTGTGTCTTACCAATAGGAAATATGAATATGTTGTAAAAATACAACGGTATCAATTCTATAAATTGAACGTATTGTTTAAACGTAAAAACACTATATAATTGAGCCATGCCAAGCAATATTGCAAGGCAGTAACAAAGGATAGAATAGCCATGAAAATCGTAAACCTAGAATTCCCTCTTTCACGTATGGGCGAAGCTCTGACAGTGCTGGCAAACATCATTGAACCAGTAGGCCTTCACCTACATGGTGTTTCTGAGCCCTCAGGCGATAGCGATTTAGGAATCCAAGTAAAAGCCATTGCCTACACTAACGCTAGCGCATACCAGTGGTTCACCTTTTGTATGCTATTCAATCAGGATTGTGTAGCATTGTCTTATGATGGTGAAACTGGCCTATGCGTAGGGCCTAATGCAGATAAATGGCCCTTCAACCCTGAATATTTCATTATGCCATAATGTACTCTCTAAGCCCTTGATTGAGGGTTTAGGGGTTTACATTGTCGTAAACTGTAACTTATGGAGAATCGCCATGTACTTAGGACATTCAAAGGATGGAAGCTCAATTCAGAATCATAGCGTAGGGCCTTTATATCCCTGCATTATTTATGCGCAGGAAACACCGAAGGGCCTACAATGGGGCCTTATAACCCCTGAGAATCAGCGAGGGAGCTTATACGGAACTTATGCCGATGCTTTCAATGCAGGTTTGGCATACAATAACCGTTGAACAATGAAGCACTGTAAGGCCCTTTGATGGGGCTTTACGGGGCGCTATTGCCCTTAAACTAAAGAGAGAATTTCTATGACTATTGAGAAAACAGCTCAATCCTTTGCAGCAGGCCAGCCATTCAAGTGCCACAATGCTACAACCAATGGCACGGAATATGTGCTACACCGTACAATTATTGCCCATGTAAACGATAAGGGCAATTTGGTGACCAATTGGGGCGGCTATTACACTCGCACCACTGCTAGCCATTTAAACGCCATTCTAAAGGCCTTTGGAAGCTCTCGCAGGGTTTCCTATGCTCAGGCACGAAAAGAGCATGAAGGCAAAGTTGAGCATATTTCAATCTAAGGGAAATTTTATGAAACACCATTGCCCTAAGCGCTACACTCTAGCCATGCTTGCAATTGAGCTAATGCAGGCCGCTGCACTGGCTGCAATAATGTTCTGTTCCTTTTTTATATACTTTTGGAGAATGTAACCTATGACCAACGAACAATTCGAGGCCTTAGTGTCTCAAGATGCCCATCGTCTTATTAATCAAGGGGCACTCTCTTGGGAGCTGGAGGAAGCCCTGCGTGACCGTTATACCGACGATTATGGGGCTATTGACAGCGCAGGGATATACCACGAATTTCCTGAATATGAGGAAACAGAGGAATGGAGCGAATTCGATGAGTGAAAAATCTAGTCGTTCGGAATACAATCGGGCCTATAGGGAAAAACAGAAGAAAAAGCCTGAATATGTTGTAAAAAAACAACAGATGGCTATTCAGCAGAAGGAATATCGACAAAAAAGGAAAGAACTTATGGATTCTTTGGTAAACGTGGCTTATGCAGCTTTGGAAGTTGCTCAGGCCAATAATTTGTCACGTTTGGAAACAATGGCCTTGAATGCCTTAACTAATGCAGGAAAATTTGATGATAATTGACTATTTGAAAACCCATTTACGTGGCCCAGCTCCCGCTGAGCTAATGCAAAGTGAGCTGCAACGTGCTCAGGTGGAGCTTTTGGACGCTGAGACAGCCGTAGAATATGCTCAGAGTGTTGTGTCTTACAACAAAGCTAGAATTGAACGTCTTACAACTAAACTGAAGGGCAAGCAATGACAGAAGCAGATAAATTTTATATGAATTTGGGGCGTTTAGCCAAAGAAAAGCCAGAAGAGCACCCCAAGCCTAGGGTATGGCCTTTTCCTTCCAAATTGAACCCTTTTAAGCCTTTGGCGGGCCTTCCCTTCAACCCTGATAACCACGAGGAGGCTTTGTTGTGACACAGGATAAAATTATTGAATTTGCAAATAAAACATTGGAACGATGGGTTGCAGAAGATGGTTATAGTTACTATAAAGGAAACATTCAATTTCTTGAAACCTTTGCCGCTTTGGTAGCAGCGCATGAGCGTGAGGAGTGTGCCACGATAGCGGATGAATGGGATAAGGTAAACAAACTTAGCAACTACGGTGCGTTTATTGCACAACAAATCCGCGCAAGGAGCAACACATGAACTGGCTACCGGAACACAAGTGCGGACTGCATTTATCCCACAATGAACACCGAGATGTTTATGAAACTGTTGAGCAATTCTATGAAGCTGACTTTTTTGTTTCTTCAGAGGAATGGTGCAAGGCTATAGCGGAGGACAGCGTCTGGGTGTTGCATTGGTATCCAGAAACACCCATTGGATTTTATCGGGTTGCTGCGTCAACATTGGAAGCAATTGAAACTGAAATCAGAGCAAGGGGCAACACATGACAGGCTACGAATCAAAGAAAGCAGCAGCGCAAGCCAAGACAATAGACGAAGTTAATTGGGCAGACCATGAGCCTGATGGGGTAACAAAGTCAGCGCAGGAGCCTATGTTTTGGTCTGTAACAGGGAAGTATGAACGCCAAGCGTTTGCAAGCCTTTCTGGGGCAGAAGCATACTGCAAAGGATTAAACACAACGAATCCAGAGGGTAACTATGTTGTTCAACCTTTGTCGGAAACAGCACCACCACAGCGCCCTTGGGTGGGGCTGACAGATGAGCAGTTGTATGAAATTGTTCGATTAGGAGGAAAAGTATTAAAAGACGATGCTTGGGAAATTGTTGAAAAGCTCCAAGCTAAACTAAAGGAAAACACATGAACTACTACGAACTAGGTAAATATGCAGGATATAAAAACATTCCTTTGCACACACTACTTGATTTTAAAGGAAGGAAAGACAACTCTTTAAATTATCTTCAAGGTGTTATTGATGGAAGGGAAAAATTAAATAAAGAAATAAAAGAAGCTGATGATGAAGTTATGTTTTTCTTTGAATCAAAGGAGCTATTATGAGATGTATTTGCTGCAACAATATGCTTTCAGACTACGAAAGCACACGTAAGCATGGACGCACAGGTGAATTCTTAGACACCTGCAATCAATGCTTTAAATTTGTACAAGAAACAGTGCCTTCCTTCGAGACAAACGACCGTAAAGACCTTGTTAGCGAAGTGGACATTGATGACTTGTTTGACAGCTATGAAGAACCAGTGTATGATAACTTTAAAGACTACAATGAAGAACTTTAATGCTTCTATGTATTCATTATTATTTATAACATTAAAGCATTAAAGGCTTCTATGAAAGTTAAAGAACAAACAATTGGTTGGTCTGACGAAGATGAACAACTTTATCAAGAATTGTTTTATCATTCAACATTAGAGAATGTACGACAATTGGTAATTCAACATGGACAAGACACCATATTGAGTGAAATAAATAAATATTTGGAGGAAATGGAAAACAAGAAATGATTGTCTTACTACTTGCCATTGTTGTCCTTCTCTTAGATTTAATTTCAAAATGACTAGCTCCTTTGTAAAACATATTTCATGTGAAGCCTGCGGCAGTAGTAATGCTAATGCCTTATACGATGATGGACACACCCATTGTTTTAAGTGTGAAACCACCAGCAGCGATATTGAACGATTTAGATTTAAACTTATTAAGAAAGAAATTATGCAACCGACAAACGGTGTTGTAAAAAGCATTCCTGAGCGTGGCATTCTCAGGGCAACGTGCGAAAAGTTTGGTGTTCTTCAGGAAGAGAATAAACACCACTATCCCTACACTGGTGGCTGGAAAACCCGCAAGGTGGACACCAAAGACTTCTTTGTGACAGGGAAAATTGAAAGCCTCTTTGGGCAAAGCCTGTTTCCAGCAGGTGGAAAAGCTGTAACAATATGCGAAGGAGAATTAGACGCTCTAGCAGCGTTTCAGATGATGGGGAGCCTCTACCCTACGGTATCTGTCCCAAACGGTGCTGCGGGGGCTTTAAAGGCCTGCAAAACCCATTATGAATGGTTAGATTCCTTCGATAGCATTGTTATTTGCTTTGATGGGGACGAACCGGGTCAGAAAGCTGCAAAGGAAGTGGCAGAGCTGTTCACAGGAAAAAGTAAAATATTCAAGCATTCCACCTACAAGGATGCCTGCGACTACTTGGCAGCAGAGAAAACAAAGGAATTTGTGGCCCTCTGGTGGAGAGCTGAGGAGCATCGTCCTGAAGGCATTGTTACCGTTAGCAGCATCAAGGAACGGCTTCTTACGCCTCCAGTGGCTGGTGTGCCTTGGTGCTTCCCTACCCTTACACGGCTCACCTATGGGCGGCGCAAGGGAGAGCTGTACGGCTTTGGTGCAGGCGTTGGAGTAGGTAAAACAGACGTATTTACGCAGCAAATTGCCTATGATATTGATGTTTTACACGAGAAGGTTGGAGTTATCTACCTTGAGCAGAACGTAGTTGAAACTGCGCAGCGAGTAGCGGGAAAGCTGGACAAGAAGCTGTATCATATCCCTGATGCCACATGGACACGGCAGGAATATGAGGAAAGCATTGACAGTTTGGATAAACGTAACCAGCTTTACATGATGGAGCACTTCGGTGCTATGGATTGGAAGAGCGTAAAGGGTATTATTCGCTACTTTGCCAAGGCATACGACATTAAGATGATATATTTAGACCACTTAACGGCACTTGCTGCCAATGAACAGGACGAAAGGAGAGCACTCGATGGGATTATGGCTGATATGGCTTCTTTGGCTCAATCTGATGGGCTTATCATACATTTTGTTAGTCACCTTACCACTCCTGAAGGAAAAGCCCATGAGGAAGGAGGACGGGTTCTGGAGAAACATTTTACTGGCAGCAGGGCTATTGCCCGTTGGAGCCATTATATGTTTGGACTGGAACGTGATAAGCAAGCTGAGTGTCCTATAGCTCGTCAAACAACCACATTCCGTGTGTTAAAGGACAGGTTTGCTGGTAGCGCCACTGGTGAGAAGTTTGGTATTTTCTATGACCGAGCCACTGGTTATTTAAACGAATGTGACCTACGGGCCTTGGAGGAGCTGTGAAACGTATTGTTCTCGATATTGAGACAAACCTTGCCCATGATAAAATTTGGCTTTGTGTTACCAAAGACATTGATACGAAAGAAATTAAAGTATGGAAAGCAGCAAACAACCTATCGGAGTATTTAAAGGACGCTACGCTAATTATCGGACAAAACATACTAGCGTTCGATGCTCCGATGTTGAACAATATCTGGAAGACGAGGATAGTTTTGAGCCAATGCTTCGATACTCTAATAGTAAGCAGGTTGCTAGAGCCGAGCAGAGAGAAAGGGCACTCACTCGAAGCATGGGGAACAACACTAGGCCTAGAGAAGACGAACTATAAGGCTACATGGGAAGAGGCTATTGGACGAAAGGAAGACTATGTAGGAGAATGCTATGACAAACCTGTCCCCGATTTATTAGAGCAATATTGTATACAAGACGTACAAGTTACTGAGCTTTTGTATGCAACTTGTATTGAACAACTTGCTGAGGAATCATTCAGCGAGGAATCTGTGCAGCTTGAGCATGAGGTGGCTGCAATTATTGCACAACAGGAACGTAACGGCTTTAAACTAAATACTGAATATGCAACTTGCTTACTTACTACAATCAAAGGAAAACTGGATAGCCTCTACGAGGAAATGCAGCAACGATGGCCTCCCGTTGTCTACGAGCGAATCAGCGAGAAAACAGGGAAGAAGCTCAAGGATGGGATTGACACCTTCAACCCCGGAAGCAGGAAGCAGATTGGGGAAAAGCTCATATCTCTTGGGTGGAAACCAGAAAAGCACACAGAGCATGGACAACCAATTGTAGACGAGGGAGTACTGTCTAAGATTGATTTGCCAGAGGCTAAGCCCATTGTGGAATATTTGATGCTACAGAAACGTGTAGCTCAAATTGAAAGCTGGTTAGAAGCAATGGGGCCAGACGGACGTGTGCATGGGAAAGTTATTACGAACGGTGCTGTTACTGGTCGTATGACACACAGTGGGCCTAACATGGCTCAGATTCCTAACGCTGGCAGCATATACGGGCCAGAGTGTCGTGAGTGCTGGACAGTGGAAGAAGGTAATGTATTGGTAGGTGTTGATGCTAGTGGTTTAGAGCTACGAATGTTGGCTCATTACATGAAGGATGAAAACTATGTTAAGACGGTCTGTGAAGGAAACAGCAAAGATGGGACAGATGTACACACAATTAATCAAAGAGCTGCGGGATTGGCAACAAGAGATAATGCTAAAACATTCATATATGCCTTCCTCTATGGAGCTGGAGATGCTAAAATTGGAAAAATCGTCGGGGGAAATGCTAATGCAGGTAAAAAACTTAAGGAAGAGTTTCTACGAAAAACTCCAGCACTTAGAAGCCTTATCGGAAAAGTACAAAAGTACGCAGCTTTAGGCTATGTTCCGGGCCTTGATGGTAGAGTAATTTGGGTACGTAGTGAACATGCTGCATTGAACAGCTTGCTGCAAGGTGCTGGAGCTGTTGTGATGAAGAAGGCTTTAGTGCTCTTCCACAAGAAGGTGCAGAAGAACAAGTGGCCTGTGAAACTGGTTGCTAACGTACATGATGAAATTCAGTTTGAAACAACTGATAAATATGCTATAATGGCTGGTGAAGCAGCTAAACAAAGCATTGTGGAAGCTGGAGAACACTTTAACCTTAGGTGTCCTCTGGATGGTGAGTATAAGGTTGGTAAAACTTGGCGTGAAACGCATTAACTTAAAGGAAACTTAAAATGGAAACTTCTATTAAACCCGTTCGTATCTCTGGTGAACTCTTCTGGAGCCGCTTTATGGGAGAATTTAATACACACTTTAACGAAGACAACAATCGTTATGAATGCACTATTGGCAACATCAGTGACAAGGACGTTAAGGCTCTGCAAAGCCTTGGCATTAAGGTGAAGAACAAGGAAGCCCAAGGCAACTACATTGTTGCTAAGAGCAAGTATTTGTTTAATCCTGTGGATGAAGATGGTAACCCCATCACTACAGAGGTAAAGGACATTGGCAATGGCTCGAAGTGTGTTGCTTTGGTTACTAGCTACGCTCATAAGCTGTCTGCTAAGCATGGTAATAGCCCTACAATCCGTAAGCTATTGGTAACTGACATTCTTACCTACACTCCTACTGAAGCTGAAGAGGAAGACTTGGTTCTGTAATGGACTTGCCACCAAAACCAAAGGTGGCTATTGTGGACGCCGACTTCTTAGTTTATTCAATTGCTTTTTCATGCAAAGATGCTGATGAGCAAATAGCTAAGAATCGGCTTACAGAATGGTTTACTGACATTGTTTACATACGGCTTGCTTGTGAAGACTATACGGCCTTCATCTCTGGTAAAACCAACTTCCGTTATGGTGTTGCAACAACAGTGCCATACAAGGGAAACAGGAAAGACTTTGAGAGGCCAGAGCACTATGAAGCCTTGCGTAAGCATTTAACAAGGATGGAAGCCATTACAACAGAGAATGAAGAAGCTGATGATGCTGTTGGAATAGAAAGTACACGGTATTTAGCTTGGATTGTTCATGTTGATAAAGACTTAGACCAGCTTCCGGGATGGCATTACAACCCTGTGAAAGATGAGGAATATTACATCACTGAGGAAGAGGGACTAAAGAACTTCTACCTACAGATGTTGACAGGTGATAGGGTTGATAACATTGTTGGGCTACGTGGCATTGGGCCAGTGAAGGCTAATAAGATTCTCAAGGATGCTGTGACAGAGGAACAGCTCTACAAGGCAGTTAAAAAAGCCTATGAAGATGCTGGAGAGGCTCCAGAGCGCATACTAGAGAATGGACAGCTTTTATGGCTACGGCGCTTTCCTGAACAGATGTGGGAATTGCCAAGTGAAGCGTAGTTACAACGGTGGAAACTGGACAGAAGCAAGGTTTAAGAGTTTTATAACTTCAGCTCTGCGTACAGCAACACAGCGATGGCCTCCTAAGTTTGAAACATTGCGTGAAGGGTATGTAGAGAAGAAGGTAAACGAGAAAACTGGTAAGCTGGCTATGCACTATCGGTGTAACGAATGCAAGGCTCTTTTTCCGTCTAAGGGCATACAGGTTGACCACATACAGCCTGTAGTAGACCCTAAGAAAGGATTTGTGTCTTGGGATGTTTATGTTGATAGGCTGTTTTGTGAGAAAGATAAGCTGCAACTTCTCTGTAAGGAATGCCATAAAGAGAAAACAGCTTATGAGAAAACATTGAGGAAGAAAAATGGCTGATATTTCTAAATGTGAAGGCGGTGAGTGTCCTTTGAAGGAGAAATGCTACCGATTCACAGCACCTTCGAATGAACATTGGCAGGCTTTCTTTACCTTTGTTCCATACAATGCTGAGCTTAAAGAATGCGATATGTTTTACGAAATAAATTAAAGGAAAATAGTATGTTTAAATTTAATAGTGAAGATAATAAAGAATTTTTCTCATTTAGCTACGATGGCGTAGGCGGCAGTGTGTCCTTTTCTTTTAGTGAAGATGAAGGAATTACATGGGTAGCTGTTCTTAACCGTTTTGTAGCCTTTCTTGAGGCTTCTGGCTATATAGGTGTGCGTGAGAAAATTCGTTTAGAAGACAGCCCTATGATTACACAGGATTGGGATGGTGAATTCTTTTCTTATGATTATTCTGATGATGAAGAAATAGATTGGGATGAACTGTACCCGGACGAGCCAGAAGACGATAAGCAACTTTCTCTTGACTTGGACGAACCCAATAAATGAGAATTCTTGTAATTCCTGACTGCCAAGTAAAGGAGAACATTCCTTTACAGCATCTGGAATGGGCAGGGAAGGCTATCTGTGAATACAGGCCTGATGTTGTAGTGAACATAGGTGACTTTGCAGATATGCCTTCTCTATCTACCCATGATGTGAAGGGCAGCAAGTATTTTGAAGGCCTTCGTTACAAAAAGGATGTAGAAGTTGTTAAGCAGGCAATGCAGCAGCTCCTAGCGCCCTTACGAAGCCTCCAAAAGGCTCAGAAAGAGGCCAAACACAAGGTTTATAAGCCACGCCTAGTGCTTACCCTAGGGAACCATGAAAACCGTATAAACCGGGCTGTGAATAATAACCCTACTCTTGAAGGGCTTATTAGCGTAAAGGACTTAGGGTATGAGAAAGATTGGGAAGTATTTGAGTTTCTCCATCCAGTGTTTATTTCTGGTGTTGGGTTTTCTCATTATTGGCCTGTGGGTGCAATGGGTCGTCCTGCCGCTTCGCCTGCTGCAATCATTAACAAGCTGCATATGTCTTGTGTGGCAGGCCACCAACAAGGAAAGCAAATAGCTTATGGTAAACGTGCTGATGGAAAACCAATCTGTAGCATCATTGCTGGTAGTTATTATATGCACGATGAGGATTATATGGATAGCCTCAGCAACCGACATTGGCGAGGACTAGTAGTTCTAAACGATGTTAAGGATGGACACTTTGACGAGATGATGTTGTCCATTGAATACTTGGAGCGTAAATATGGAAACAAGTGAACAAAACCGGCTCACAGTGGACGAATATATTAAGCTGTTGAGCAAAGATGGGGTTAAGCATGACCAAGGGAAACCACAATGGGACTTGCTTCCTTGGGAAGAGTTGGAAGATGTTGTTAAAGTGCTAACCTTTGGAGCTATTAAATATGCCCCGGATAATTGGAAGAAAGTGCCTAATTCTCCTTCTAGGTATATGGATGCAACTATGCGTCATCTGGTTGCTTTTCGAACAGGTGAAACTATTGACCCAGAATCGCAACACCACCATTTAGCCCATGCCATGTGCTGCTTGTTGTTTATGCTGTGGCACGACAAAAATGACAATGCTGCTTGAAGAATTAAAGGAAAAGCTGCGAAACGTTGAAGAGGTGGCTTTGCTAGAAATGCTAAACATTTCCAGTGACGAGCTTGTAAACCGTTTTGCAGATGAAATTGAAGAGAATATTGATAAACTGATTAAGGAACTAGATGACTAAAAATACTACCATGACGCCATACCAGACATACATTGCTAAGAGCCGCTATGCACGTTTTCTGGACAATGAGCAGCGCCGGGAGAATTGGGATGAAACCGTAGCTCGTTATTTCAACTTCATGGAGAAGCACCTGTGGGACAAACATTCCTACAAGCTGCCTCCTGACCTGCGCTTCCGTCTGGAAACAGCAGTGACAAATCTTGAAGTTGTACCGTCTATGCGCTGCATCATGACAGCAGGTGAGGCCCTTGAGCGTCAGAACATTGCTGGCTACAATTGCAGCTACTTGCCAATTGATGACCCCAAGTGTTTTGATGAAGCCATGTACATTTTGTTGTGTGGCACTGGTGTAGGCTATAGCGTGGAGCAGAAATATGTTAATAAATTGCCAGAGGTTCCTGACTTCTTGTTTGATAGTGCTTCAACTATTGTTGTTTCTGATAGCAAAGAAGGTTGGGCTAAAGCGCTTCGCCAAGTGGTTGCTCTACTCTATAGTGGAGAAGTGCCTAAGTGGGACGTATCAAAAGTACGACCAGCGGGAACACGTCTTAAGACGTTTGGAGGTCGAGCTAGTGGCCCTGCCCCTTTGGAAGACCTATTCAAATACGTTATTTCTAAGTTTAAAGGAGCAGCCGGTAGAAAACTTACAAGCCTCGAAGCGCACGACATTCTTTGTAAAATTGGAGAAGTGGTTGTCGTTGGTGGTGTTCGTCGAAGTGCTATGATTTCCTTGTCCGACTTGTCTGATAACCGTATGGCTTCAGCCAAGGCAGGCAACTGGTGGGACACTAATGGACAACGTGCTTTGGCTAACAACAGTGCTGTGTACAACGAGATGCCTGATGTTGGTGCATTCATGAAGGAATGGAGCAGCATTTATGAAAGCCATAGCGGAGAGCGTGGTATTTTCAATCGTTATGCGTCAGAGCTTCAGGTGCTACGAAATGGACGCCGTGAGGGTGGTCACGAGTGGGGAACAAATCCTTGCTCAGAGATTATTCTTCGTCCTTATCAATTCTGTAACCTGAGCAGCGTTATTGTGCGCCCTGAAGATACAGAAGAAACCTTGTTGAATAAAATTGAAATGGCAACCATTCTGGGAACATTCCAGAGCACATTGACCAGTTTCCCCTACTTGCGTAAGGTGTGGCAGAACAACACAGAGCAGGAGCGCTTGCTTGGCGTGTCGATGACAGGCATTCTGGACAATCCTTTGCTCAATAATGCTTATAGTGCCTCATTGCCCGGTTTGCTTGAAAGGTTAAAACAACGTGCTGTATTTATCAATTCTTCTATTGCTGATGCCCTTAATATTAATGCTTCTGTTGCTATCACCGCTATTAAGCCAGAAGGAACTGTTAGCCAGCTTGCTGGTACTGCTAGTGGTCTTCATCCCCAACATAGCGAGTTCTTTATTCGACGGATTCGTGGAGATAATAAAGACCCCTTGACAACCTTCTTGAAGAATCAGGGGTTTGACAGTGAGCCTTGTGTTATGAAGCCTGATACCACTACAGTGTTTAGTTTCCCTGTTAAGGTGAATAAGAATGCTTTATTCCGTGAGCAGCTCAGTGCAGCAGAACATTTAGAATTGTGGCTAATGTACCAACGCTACTACTGCGAGCATAAGCCTTCTGTAACCATTTCTATCAAAGAAGATGAATGGCCTTCAGTGGGTGCTGCTGTATGGGAAAACTTCAACGAGATTACAGGTGTGAGCTTCTTGCCTATGGACGGAGGAACATATCGGCAGGCTCCGTATGAAACGATTGATGAAACAACTTATGAAACGATGTTTAAGGCTATGCCTAAGAGCATTGATTGGGATTCGTTCATTGAGAACACCGATAATGTCGAAGGTGCTCAGATGTTGGCCTGCACCGCTGGTGTGTGTGAAATTTAAGGAACAATATGCAATTTAACTTTGAATGGTCTAATGGCCTTGTCTTTGGAATTCAGGCTGATGAAATTTGGCCTACAACAGAAGATAATCCAAACCCTAACTTCGATGAACCACCAGATAGCATGATTGTTATTTATATTGGTTTGTTTATAGTGTCAATTATCTTTGACAATGGAGGCACAGGAGGCCCTCCAGTAACAAAGAATCCCTAGAAACAAGAAGGCCCCGTGAGGGGCCTTTTTAGTTAAGCAATAAACATTCAGCAGTTCGCCTCTTTAGCAGGCCCGGAAGCACTCTTCCACCTCCCTTAGTCCAGAGCATTAGCTGCTCCTTGGCTCCTTCCCAATCCTGAGTATTTATCTTACGCTTTAGGGTGCTGGTTTGAAGCCTACCTACGCCAAGGTTGTAGCAGAAGTCTACAATGGCATTACACTTTTTCTCGTCTGTAGCCAGTATAGGGCAGTTTCTGAGCACTCCCGGTAGGTAGGTGTGCCTAAGCTCGTTTAAGAGCAGATTAGAGGCCTCTGGCTCGCTTATAGGGGCATCAGAGAGGCTCACCTTTGCACCATTCCCATAATAGGTGCTACCATACCCAATTGTAGCTATTCCAGCAGGGCAAAGATAAGGCTTGCTTCTGAAGCCCTCAAACTGCTTACACAGGGCAGCAGCAATGTCTAAGTTCATAGGCCCCGCTTAGCCAGTGTACGGTCAAGGAACCAGTAGTTTAGTGTTCCAGAAACTAGAGCAGCCATGTCTCCACTCATCATGAGCTTAAACACCACATCAGGGGCAGCACCTGTGCTCCAAGCATTCCATGCAAACCAAACATGGATGAAACTCCAGATTCCTAGAATCCAGTAGGTGACAACAGGACGCACGGAGGCAGATAAACTAGCAACCCAGCCACCAGCAGCCTTAACCATCTCTGTTTGCTGCTCTATGGCGCTATTAAAGGCCTGCATAACACCGTTGTCCACCGTAGCCTCACGCTGAGCACCTATCTCAGACAGCTTTTGCTGCCCACGGAGGGTTTCAAGTTGGCATTGTTGATTAAACATCAGCAACTCATGCGCACGCTCATCCTTCTTGTCTAGCCACTTGAGCACTTCAGGGGCCATACGGAACAAACCACCCACCAACGAGCCAAAGATACCTCCACCAAGCAGTTCTAACATATTAATCCTTCTTCCTGTTCTTAATTTCAACAACCTTCTCAACACTCTTGCCAGCAAAGGCAGCAGTGATGACAATTATCATACATTGGCCTAGAAGCTCCACATAAGCTCCTCTGGTTTCCATTTCAAACACTGACAACAGGGCAAAGAAGAAATAGGAGAAAAGCAAGAAGATAAGCGTTATGGCCTGTAAGTTCTTAGTAACCCATGAATCTTTATTTTCCACTTGCTTCTTCCTTTATAGCTTTCTCGTAGCCTTGTATAACCTTTGAACGTAATAGAGCACTATCTGCTGAACCTGCCAGCTCAGACAAGGAGTTCCATATTGCTGTGTACTCATCTGAGCTACATTTGTTCTCATTTAGCCAACGCATCATGGCCTTATGGCGCTCATCTGGTACGTGAATTGTCCAAGCTAAGGCATAGAGCTCTTGCTTCTGGCAGTTTGCCCTCTTCTCAGCAGAGGCTCCAGAGAGCAAGAGACAGAGGAAGAGAACAAACCATTTCATTACTGAGGCAATCGGCTAAACTCACGCTGAATGCCAGCTAAATCAGCTTGAGCACGTTGCTGGTCATCAGGGTTGGCAGTGTTCTGCATACGTTGCATAATTGCTGCAAGTTCCTGATTCAGAATTGCTCTGCGGTCTACGGGTGTAGAAGTAGGAGAACCTGAAAGCACAGCAGGAGCACCAAACACCTCTGCTGGAATGTCAGGCATTGCTCCTTCTGAAGCAGGTGCTGCTGGAGCAAAGGCCTCCATAGGCACATCAGGCATGGCTCCTTGAGGAATTTCAGGCATCTGCGGAGCTGGAGTAGCTGCTTGAGCTGTTTTCTCTGCTACAACACTCATTACAGGCAGCTTGGCCCATAAAGGAGGTGTAGCTTTTTCCACCTTAGCAAAGGCTTCTAGTGTTTTAGCAGAAGCAGGCGACAATGAGGATGTTTTAAGGAAATCCTTGCCTTCTGGTGTTAGCAGAAGTTTCATTGTTTGTTCGTCAGATAGTCCTGTTTTTACTACTTGTTTAATAACATCAGCAGTAAGTTTAACTGCTTGATTAAATTGATAGCCTAAACTTGTTCCAGCCACACGAGCTGCGTCTGTAGCCACTGTATCGAAGGCTTCCATAGACGCATCAGCAGTTTTACCTACTTGCATACGACGAGAGAAAATAGCAGCATCTTGCATACGTTTAGAAAACTCATCGGCATTCTGGCCCATAGACGTAGCTAAGCTGTCTTTCTCTGTTTGCTTTAGTTTGTTCCAAGCTGAAGCCAAACCGTCCATTGAAATACCATAAGTACCATCAGGCTTGGGTGTTTTGTTACGAGCCATTTCAACGAAGTCTTGATATACACGGCTATCAAGATTCTTCAAGGCCTCTGGATTATAGTCAGCAATATAACTACGTGTGACAGCTTGTTGATTAACAGGAAGAGATTTATAGGTTTTGTACAAGTCTTCAAAATCTACTTCATTAATAGTTTTATCTTTGAGAATAGCAGGAAGGCCTTTACCAATGGCTTCTTCATATTTAGCAGCAGTAGCAGCAGTTAAATTACGTGCTTTAATAAGCAAATCAAGAGAAGCAATTTCATTATTATCTTTAGCTACTTGACGTGCTGCCCGTAGGTCATCCTTCAGGCTACCAAAGATAGCACTACTAATACGGTTTTCTGTGGATAAAGAAACATCTTTAAGTAAGGTGTCACCAACAGCAGCTTTCTTACCAAACTCAGACAAGATTCCCTGTACAGCTTCTGCTGTCATGTTCTTGCTATAAGCCTCACTTCCGGGAGTAATTCTAGTTTTCAATGCTGTGAGGAATTCAGTAGCATTCTGTGAACTAGGAGTGGGCTTCTTAGAGAACTCAGCAATAAGGCTGTCTAGGGTGCTACGAAGCTGTGTAGGCTCAAGGACAGGCTTCTGAGCACCATATTCCTTGGCTTTCTCAAAGATACGACTAGCTTTTTCTTTATCTGCAAAAGAAATATCTTCTATTTTATTCTTTACAGCTTCGAAAATACCAGAAGCTGCTTGTTCCTGTGAAAGCCTGCTTCCCGCAGGAGCCATACCTTTCAAAGCAGCCTGAGAAGCACCAGCTTCTAGCTTGTGGAAAATCTCAGCATATTCAGGGTTACGTTGCAAACGCTGGAGCACATCAGCAATTTGTGGAGAATCACTGCCTTGACCTGTCAGCATAAACTTCTTGAAGGTGTTAGAAGTTTCTTCAGGCAAACTATCCATAAAGGCTTTTACCTTACGGTTTGTAAACCAATCCTTGCCCACTTTAAAGCCACCAGCCAGCAGCTTAGACAAGCCATAAACACCAGTGGCTACGTCTGGGCCATAGAAGGCAGGAGCAGCAGCCTCTGAGGTGGGTTCAGAAGGAACACCAGCCAAAGCCATAGCTTGAGGATACAGCGAAGGAATAGGTTGTACAGGGGTTTCACTCATCTTGCTACGAGCATAGTTCACACCTGCAATAGCAAGGTCAGGAATGCCTGTAACGCCACCCACAAGGGTGCTCATTAGGCCAGTTCCAATTTCCCCTAGTGTTCCTGTACCACGAAGTTGGCGTTGCAGCTCTTCAATCTTTGCATACTGAGGACTAGCTAAAATACTACGGCTGTCGCTCTTAATAGAACCGCTTTTAACAGCATTGTTTAGCTCTTGACGAGCTATGTCAAGTTCCCGATTAATACCAATTCGTGCTTCTTCCGAAGTTTTATATTGGGGCATCTTACTTTCCTTGTTGTTTTGCTTTAGCGGTAAATTGCTCTAAAGTGAAGTTGGCCCAAGCAGGGTTTAGTTGTTTAGCTCGTGCAAAGGCAGCAGCGTAGTCTACCACAGCAGCAGCGGCTGGCTTAGCAGCCATAGGAGCTGGAGCAGCGGCAGCGGGAGCAGCTACATTAATCTGACTAGCTGGTTTTCCTGCTTGTTGTAAAATATTAGTACGTACTGCATAAGAAGCTGTTATTTTATCAGATGTGTCCATAACATCTTTAATTGCAGCTTCCAAAGCATCTTTATTTTTCCATGTATTTTCATCTGCAATCTGGTCACGAGCACGTATTGCATCACCCTCAGTTTGTGGGCCTTTAGCCAAAAGCAACAAATTATTAGTTAGTCTCATCAATTCTCGTTTTGTATTATCAAAAACAATACGGTCTTGAGTATTAACACCAACAGCGGCAGCGCCTTGACGGAACCAATTAGATACTAAACCTAAATCAAGATTACGAACTTGAGGTAATATTGATTGTAGTTTATTATTTGTGCTTGCGAGAAGTGTTGTTTTTTCTGCGGTATCAGCTATGTCTTTAAGCGTAGTAGCAGAAGGAGGCTTTTCTGCTCCTTTAGCAGCATTAATTTCTTTTACACGAGCAACAAACTCTGGACTACCCGGAGCATTCCCTTCTTCTGCTGCTTGTTTACCTGCTGAGGATAATGCTTGAGTACGTGCAATGGGGTCACGAGGGACAAGAACAGTGTAATCGGGGGAACCGCTTTCTAGCGAAGCAGCATAATCAGCAACACTAGAAGGAGTATACAGATTGGGATTAATTTTACCCAAACCACCAATGGCTCCTGCTGCTGCTTTAGCTGCATCACTTTCATATTTAGTTGCATGAGCTTCTGCTTGCTTAGTTTGAGCAGCAACCAAGCCCATTTTAGCCTGTCCTAGCTGCATTTCCTGAGCCTTCTGCTGAGCCAAGGAAGCAGGGCCTGACAAGCCTTCAGCAGCAAACTGCTTAGCAATAGCCATCATGCCTTCAGGTGTTGTTTGGTCTCCATTCTTAACAATGGCAGCAATTTTAGAAGCTGTAATCATCTCTTGGTCTTTACCACCAAGCATTCCACCTACTACATTGCCTAGTCCTTGTCCACCTTGATAAAGCAAGGAACTAGCACGAGCAAAGGGGTCTTGAGCAGCATAGGCATTGCCTTGTGCCTGCATAGCAGCCTGACGCTGAGCCATAAGCTCTTGTGGGCTTGCTCCAAATAGGCCTTGAACAATTTCTGTCATATTAAACCTTATTAATCCACGTTTGTAAGAAATCTGCAATTGTAGGCGCTTTAGCTGCCCCTGCTAGGAGGTCAGCATAAGGATTATAAGCATTTGCCTTAGCTGTTGGGCCAGAAGCTGCTACTGCTCCTTGATACAAAGTATTTCCAGCATTAGCGCCTGCTGTGGCAGCACGACCACCAAGGGCAGAACCAATGTCCAGAGCATTCTGACCAGCTTGTTCAACACTTTGAGCAGTGCCAAACTGTGTCTTATATGGATTATATCCTTGGCTAACCAAATCAAGACCACCAGTTAGCAAGCCTTGTCCAAAGGTTGTAGCAGCACGTCCTTCAGCCTGAGCTTGAGCAGCCAATTGGTTGTTCTGCTGAGCTAGAGCATTGTAATAGGCTTGTGCTTCTGGATTAGCAGCTCCCATGCCAGTGCCTTGAGCAATAGACAACCCACCACGGCCTGTATTAGCCAAGTTCTGCTGCATACGTGCATAAGCAGTGTCTTGAGCAGGTTGTAGCACCTTCTGCTGAGCTGCCATCCATTCAGCAGCAGCTTGTTCTGGGGTTTTAGCAATGTAGCTTTGTCCCAGATTAAACAAACCTTGACCAGCAGTTTGGGTGTTCTTCATCCAATCCATGCCAGTAGTGCCTGCTGCTTTGAGAATAGCATCACGCTGAGCAGCAAGTTCAGGGGTAAGCTGATAACCTGCACTGGTTAGGTTGCCATTAGCATCGTAGCCAAAGTTACTAGAACCAAAAGCAGTGGTAACACCTACTGGCTTAAACTTAGCAGCATCAGCAGCAGTTTGTGCAGCTTTGGTAATAGCGTCTGCTTGAATACGAGCAGCATCAGCAGCGGAGTTTCCTTGTACCACACCTGCAATAGCTGGAAGAGCAGCAGTAACTAAACCACCTACACCAGCAGTATTAAGGGCAGACACAGCCGATGAAGCTAAAGCAGCCAAGGGGTTTGTAATGGAGCTTAGTAAAGAAGTTCCACCTAGTCCAGATAACAAACTACCGCTAGTTACAGTTCCTGTAGCAGCAGCAAGCTCAGCAGGCGTCAAAGCACCAGCAGCAGCCCCGGCAGCACCAGCAGAGCCCGGAGCAGTTCCTGAAGCTACCATTTCATTGACTGAAGCACCACCAGCACCACCTGTGAGTAGCCCGCCAGCCCCAGCAGCGGCAGCAGCTTGTAGAGCAGGCATTCCACCAGCAACAGAAGAAGCTAAATTGGCAGCAGCGGTATTAGACAAACCAGCAATATCTGCTCCACCTAAAGAAGCAATTTGTTCTGCATTAAGAACACTACCAGCTCCCGCTCCAAGGGTAGAAGCTAGAGTTGTAGCAGCAGTGCCAGACAAGCCAGCAGCAACAGCCAGTTCAGAGCCTGTTAGCAAGCCTGAAGCAGCCCCAGCAGCTCCAGCAGAGCCGGGAGCAAGGCCAGAAGCAATCATCTCATTGATAGACGTACCTGCACCACCTCCGCCAGTTAAGCCTTCAATTAAGCCACCACCGCCTCCTTCAGCGCCACTAAGCAAGCCGGGGAGGTAATTAGCACCTAGGGCTGCAATAGCCAAAGGAGCCAGTGTCTTAGCCATATCGGTAACTTGTCCAAAGATTCCATTACCACGGTTTTCAACCTGTCCTGTAGGCTTGCCTGCCAAGTCTAGGTAAACATATTCACTCTTTCCATTATCGTAGCGATAACCAATAGGAGCCTTGGAGGTATCGTCAATAAGCGTATCACCACCATGTCCACCTAGTTTCTTGGGATAGACAGGCTCTACGCCAGTACCAATGGTTTGACGAGCATTATCAACCCATGAAGGAGTAACAAAACCTTCTGCACCTGCATAAGTAGGAGCAGCTACAGGGGCAACAACTGGAGCTGTAAAAGCAGCACTATTTGGCATATATCTTCCTTAAATTGTACCGTTAGAAACAATATTGCCCAAGGTTGTTAAATTTCCTGAGCTATCTAGTGTTGCCACCGTTGTTCCACTATATTTAAATTGCAATGTTCCAGACACCTCAGCAATGGTGAAGTTGGTTAGAACACCGTCGAGTTTAGATGCAATAGCTGTTGCAATGTTTGTAAACTCTGTATCAATTTCTGTACCACGAATAATCTTTAAGGTATTACCAGAAGGGAGGCTATCTTTCGATGCAAAGTTCGTTGCCTTTGTATAGTTTGACATAATTTTCCTTAAATTAGTTTGCCGTTTTTAGCAAATATCTCAATCTTCTGAATACTTAAAGCAGAACCAAAAATATCTGTTTCATAACCAGTTTGAATAACCTTACCTGCTCCGTTAGGGAATACAGACAATGATTGAATTAGTGAACCATTAGAATAAGTAGCAGACATATTATACTCATCTACACCAAAATAAGCAATACTTTGGTTAGGAATAAGTTTAGTTGCTGAGTTATAATTACCTTTAAAATCATAACCCCACTTAAACGTAATACTTTGATTACTACCTCCTACCAGCGTAGCTGTTAGTTTCTTTAGTACCGTAGTAACAGAAGGGTCGCCAAGGTCAAGATGGTTAGTATAATATTGCATACGATATGCAAGCCCATTGTCCTTATATCCACCATAGGAAGCAACATATCCGGGTTTTCCCATAAGCAAAGTACCGTCTGAACGGAAGAACATACTTGTAGGATTAATACCGTCCCATGTCGTTACACGACTAGAACCGTCTTGCAGGAAGTTCTTTGTATCAAAGCAATATGTAATAAAGGACGAAGGAAGCGTTACCAAATAAATAGCATCACGAGTGGAGTATACACTCTTAATCTTAGTTGTATTTGTTTCATTCTTAACCAACTCTGTCAAATCATTACGAACATTCTTCGACAAGTCATTAATTGGACTACTTTTTTCCTGAATTGTACGCATAATGCTACGAACACCAGTTTCAGACAAGAATATCAAATCTGTACCAGTGTACGCAATGCTATCACGAGCAACACAACCAATACCAACAATAGTATCTGCCAGTGTCATTGTAGCAGGATTATTAGCTCCTGTATATACCAAAATGTTACGTTTACCAAAGATAAACAAACTATTGTTATGTGCAGCCAAGGCAACAATACTGTCACCACCTTTGGGCCATACAGTGTACGTGTCTAGCGTACCTGAAGTGCCTGTGGCATAGTTAAATGGACTATTAATATCACACCACTGGATGGTGAGCTTATCCGTAGCTGTATCAGCGTGCCAGAAGCGTCCATAGGCCGCTAGAACCGTGTTAGACTTCTGTACCGTACCTGAGTATGTAGCAGCCTCGCTAATGCGCTTATACGTGGTTGTGGACACCGTAGGGTCGAAGTATATGGGGTCATGTCCGCTTTGGAACATAACAAACACATTGAGCAACATGGCAAACTGCCAATAATTTGCTGTAATGGTTGGAGCTGTACCACCACCGCCATAGGTAAGTTCTGTTAGTGTGCTACCAACTAGCTTAAACAGCTTATTATTACCTGCACATATGGTGTAAGACGTACCGTCACGGGTTACAAGCTCACCAATAGCTTGAACATCATTACTTCCCAATGCTGCCAAAGTGGAGTTAATTGGCGCCCATCCCTTACGTGCTCCTACACGACCATACTGGTCAATGACACAGTTGTTGGCAATAAGAGCATATCCAGATGGCAGGTCTAGGCTACTATCTTGGGTATTAAGCCCATAGAAGCCCGGAGCTGAAATAGAAAATGCTTGTAGTGGTAAAGCCATTATACCTCTTCCCAAGCATCAAATTCAGGTGAACGAGCCAGTTCTAGGGCAATAATATCACCCAAGCATTGTTTAAACAAAGCATAGGTATCTGAGCTAGTAATACCACCATCTTCGCCACGTTCAATAAGAGCACGAGCCAAAGCACCAAGGATAATAGGCTCTTTAGCCAGTTTGGTTACATCATTATCACCAGACAAATCTGCTTCTGGAATCATCATGCTAAAGCGCATAACGTAGGCTTTATCAGGCACAGGCCAGAAGTTTACTTGTGTATCTCCGTTTGTATCTACACCAGTAAGTACATAATTGCCCGGAGCAGTTTTCTGTGTACTAGAAGTGCCATATAAATACAGGTCTAGTTCATTACGAGTTATTGGTGTTAGTTCAGCATACGATGTAATATCAAGAACATTATTAATTTTAAATCGTAAGCCTGAGCCTGTAATGGTGTATGGGCCACTATTATCAGCAGTAGTTGTTATATTAAAAGAAGTATTAAAAGCATCCCAATCATAAGCATCTGCCATGTAGCGCTTAGTATCGTTAATAAACTTACCTACAAGAGCAGACACAGTATTTTCATTGACAGTAGATACCGTTGGTTCACGCATACGAACCAATACTTCGTTTACCAATTGAAGGTAAGTTGGGAGTGCCATTTATTTCTTCTTTTTCTTTGTTTTACCAGCTTCGCTCAAGGCAATAGCAATGGCTTGTTTACGGGAAGTGACAACAGGGCCTTTCTTGCCAGAATGCAGAGTTCCTGTCTTATACTCGTGCATTACTTTCTCTTCTTTTGTCTTAGGTTTTTTCATAGTAGCCATTATTTATCTTCCTTACTTTCTAGTTTATCTTCGATACGGCGAAGAGCAGTGAACAATTCACTTTTAAATGAAGCAAAGTCTTCTTTAGGAATATAATCTTTAGCAATTTCCTCACGGAGTTTGTAAAGGTCTTCCTTAAGATTCTGCACCGCTGTCCATAATTCTCTAGCAAGCCATCCTACAATAGACATAAGAACGGAGAGAACAATATTAATTAAGGCTTGAAGTTCCATTTTAGTCCCAGTTTATAGTAGCTGTAGATGTTGTTCTATCTATAGTCATTATTCCTTGGCACACAACATTCCAATCTTCGCTATTGGCTTCCTTCTCGCTATGTGACGGCACATTAATTATAAAATGCTTAAACAAGTATTCTTTATCGTTTTCAAATACACGCCAGCAGTGTTCCATAGTCCCTCTGCCTTCTTGACCACGAGATTTATTGAAGCGGATGGAATACTTATTCATATTACTTCAGCCGCAGGTAAAGAATTAGTTTGTGTTTGATTAACAACGGTTAGGTTGAAATGAACAAACTTTATTGGCAATTCAGCAGCATGACGAGTAAACGAGTGCATAAGCCAAGCGTTTGCAAATATCATCATTCCGGGCTTAGGCGTAAAGTTAATCATTTTACTAGCAGGGGTTGCTATATTAACATCTTGTTCAGGAAGGTCTATTTGCACCTTAGCTGCACGAGGGTCATGAAACACTACATGGGAGCAATTTTCAGGAGTTTCAAGGAAATAGAAACCTACAATTTGTGAGCCAAATCCATGAACATGTGCATCCATTGCTGAGTGCTTGTGATGTTCTTGTGTCCACATCTCAGTAAATGAAACTCCTTTATCCTGCATTGCATATCCCTGTTCATTAAGAATATTCCAAGCAGTAGCACCAATAAATTCAGAAAACTTAGCTAAACGAGGGTCAGCATAATAACTGTCACTCATGTATACAGGATAAATCTCATTCAAATTATGGTCTTTACGAGAAACATCAAGATTTTCCTCTGACACTTGATTTACTATTTCTAAGAAGTCAGGGCGCTCAATAATATAGATTGGACAAGGAAAATGAAAGGCTACTTGAAGTTGCGTATTCGCTACCACTTCAGCAACAGCTTCAGCAGCTTTACATGCTTTTGATTTGTTAATAACAGTTTTTACCATGATAGGTTCCTAAAATTAAATTATTTCTACCCAAGAAGAGGTGTAGAAGTCCATTTTATACTGTTTTCCATCAGTAGGTTTTTGAGGTCGGTCAACCCAATTGTTATTAGTACCACTCCAAATAACGAGTCTATCTGTTGGACGTGGGATTGGAGGCTGATATGTACAAGTGTTTTCATCAAAAGTCCATGCGGCCCAGTTGGATGCCTGCTCTTTAGCAGCCCAAGCATCTTTTATGGGTTGTTGCTTAGCGGCTTTTTCTTCAGAAGTCATATCACGAAGTGCCCAAACATCTGTCCAAACACCATTAACTTTTTGATATGTTGGTTCTTCACTTTCAAGAATTTGATACAAACTTGGAGTAGGTTTTTCAATTCGCACAAATGGTTCCCATGTATTAGGAACTGTTCCAAATGCTTCGATTAAATTATATTCAAAAGCAGGATGGTTGATGGTTTGTCCATCTCTAATTTCAATATATAAGTTCATGGCGACCCTACATTGGTTGATGGGAAAGTACGTGAAGTTCCGGGCCAAATTATACGAACTGCACCTATTCCGCCTGTACCGTAGAATGTAGCTGACCCTTGACCACCACCGCCACCATAAACACCACCGGGTGTTGCGGTAGAGTTGCAAGCAGCAATATAAGTGGCAGAGGAACCGCCAGAGCCTCCTCCACCACCAAAGGTGCCACTGGCCCCCTGCCCTAGCAAGCCCACACCGCCGCCGCCTTGACGACCAGACCCGCCCGTAGTTGAAGCCGCACCGCCAGCACCGCCACCACCTGTAGGTACTGAGGAATTGTTGCCATCCCCGCCGTTGCCCGCATAACCGGCGGCACCACCACCACCTGCGCGAGAGGTGCAACCATAAGGAGCAATCCACTGGGTCATTGCGCTTCCGGTTCCGCCGCTAAAACCGCCTGTATACGTCCCAGAGGGTGCGCCACCAGTTCTTCCGCAGTACGAATAATTCACTGCGCTTTGTCCTCCACCAGCAGTAAATGCTCCAGCAAAAGAAGAACCACCACCATTGACACCTGAGCCTGTGCCACCAGCGCCAACTACAACGGTATAAGTATTTCCGGGAACTACAGTGTAGTTATTACGGTAGGCCAATGCACCACCACCGCCTCCACCACCGGCGGGCACACAAGTCATACAGCATGGAAGACAGGCACGGAAACCTCCTGCGCCAGACCCGCCGCCACCAACAGCAACAACAGAAACAGAAGTTACTCCAGTTGGCGCAATCCAAGAATAAGTTCCAGCCGTGGTATAAGATTGTGAACCTGTAACACCAAAACTTCTTAAATTTTGATATACAGCTTGCAGCGCACCACTCATGTCAAACCACTCCCAGAGATAAGCCACGTTGTTGCTGTCATTTTAATAGCTGTAGCTGAGCCATATTGAGCCAGCGAACGTGAACCAGTTGTTCCTGTACTAGATAAATACATTGTATCAGTATTTATAGCAATTGTCACTACTTGTGCTGTCATATTTAGAAAAGTTAGAGCTGTACCAATAGGATAAGCAACACTACTATTTGCTGGAATTGTATATGTACGTGCATTAGCATCAGTAGCTGGATGATAAATATGTTTACCAGCATCCGACAAAACTAAGGTGTAAGAAGCAGCTTGACTATTTTGTGGAATATTTTTAAAACCAACTTGGTCAGTTCCATCAGCCGTACAATTGCTTAAATTACCTGATGCTGGTGTTCCAAGAGTAGGAGTACTCGTCCATACAGGAGCAGTTGTTCCTGTCGAAGTTAGAATTTGGCCTGAAGTTCCAGCAGCAGTAAAACCAGTAGTTCCAGTAGCAGATTGATAAGGCAGTACGCCAGCAGTCCCACCAGAAATATTATTCGTAGTAGAAGCCGCTGGAGCACTTACCCAATCAATAGTAGAACCTGTCCATCCAAGTACATAACCTGTGGTAGAAGGAGCTGTAAGGAACGCTGTTGCTCCTGAGCCTGTTTGGTAAGCAATACGATTAGCTGCTCCGCCTGCTAGGTTTGTAGCTGTTGTAGCGCTAGTGGCGCTAGTTGCCGTAGTTGCGCTCCCTGCTGAAGTAGCATATGTGGCGTTGGTAGCATTCGTGGCATTGGTAGCATTAGTGGCATTGGTTGCATTGGTAGCCAACGTAGCTGTAGCAGCATTACCACTAATATCGCTTTGCCAAGTAGGAGTAGCTCCTGTTCCAGCAGAAGTAAGAACTTGTCCTGCTGTTCCATAACTAGGAGTAGTTCCTAGCCCATAAGCACCAGACGTATTAAAAGAAAGAACTTTAGTTGTGCTATTAACCTTTATAGCAAGGTCTGCTGAGCTGTTTACAGCACCAGAAGCAAGGGTTACAGAAGTCATTTCGTTCCTTTACGTGTTTTGCGAGGTTTAGGTGCTTCTTCTTCAGCATCCTCTTCTTCTACATATTCATATTCATCATGCTCCAACATTGATTCAATGTCGTGGTCAGTGAAATATTCGTATACTTGTCCTGTATGTACGCATTTAAATTTAGCCATGATGTACCTTTGTTATATGCTTTCTTACAAAAGAATAGAAAAAAGGCCAGCCTCCGAAGAAGCTGACCATCTAGCTTTAGGCCGGGACAGCCAAAGCTACAGCAGCGCCGTCACGCAGCTCCTGAACACCGTACAGGGTGTCAGCAGTGAACAGAGTACCTAGATACTCTTGTTTGTATTGCGTTTGAGCACGAACAGCTTGTTGTTCCACCAGAACTGCGAAGTCCTTGTGGCCCATCAAAGCGATACGAGTAGCAGTAGAACCCGAAGTGGTGTCAGCATTGCTGGTGACAAACACGGGAACGCCATACACATTACCAATTTCACCGTTACGGATAGTGTTGTTTGCACCGGCTTCGCCAACAAAGGCTTGCTCAGTGAAACGTGCAATACCCATCAAGGTGTTACGGCTGGAAGGAGGAACCACCAAGAAGCGGTTATCCATAGGAACGTCAGAATCATCCAAACGCTGGATGGAACGACGAATTGCTGCATCAGTCAGAGCTGCAAAACCACTGTTTGTACCAGCCACATAAGCGGTAGTACCATCAGCACCGGAGAAAGCACCAGAATAGGCAGTAGTGCCACCACCGCCGTTAACAGCACGACCCAGAGCAATGAGGTCGCTATCCACTTGACGAGCAAGGGCATAACCAGCATCTTCTGTGTAGAAGCTACGCAGCGAGGACAGAGCTTGTGTTTCCACAATATCTTCAATCAAGCGGCTATATTCATAGTGCTTGTTGATGTAGGCGATAACTTCCGATTCAGTTGCAGCAATCAGATTTACCTGAGTAGAGGCGCTCTTAGCAGAAGCAGAACCACGAGTAGGCGCAGGAATGTGAACGGTGTCACCTTTCTTGCCTTTGAAGTTCATCTTCTTGATAAGATTTGCCATAACCAGATTTTTCTGATAGGCAGCAACAATTTCATCAGACCACAGTGCGGGGATAAATGTCGCCGCAGTGGTTTTAGTTACGTGAGCAGTACCGAGAGCCATATATAAATTCCTTAAAAATAAATTATTAAGCGCTTACAGCGGGAGCCGTAGGCGACTATTTAACCCGACCTTCGTTATATGCAGCCATAATGTCATCAGACAAGGCCTCATACCTCTTAGGGTCGGTCATGCGTAGCCGAATGAGGTCAGCACG